TCTTCCGATCTTATGACTGCTTTATGCCGTGCTGGGTCATCGATAAGGACTTCATTTAAATCCTTCCTGTCGAACTTGGCAATTCTGCATTTGTCTTTGCCGATGCGTCGGGCTAACTCCTCTGCCAGTGCCTGACCCGCAGTGTCCTGATCTGTGGCTAGAACAATGTAGGGTGCGGCTTCTATTACATCCCTAGCGTTCCAAACATAGGCAAACTTCTTGTCTTCACTGGGCAGTACCTTACCGTCAGCAACCTTGATGGGTGCACCGCTTGGGACTGAGACAACATTATCTAATCCACATTCCATGACGGTGAGCGCATCTATCTCCCCTTCGACAATGATGAGAGGCTTACCCTTTTCTACGAGGTCGATGCCAAAGAAGTCGTGCGCACCACCCATGTCTTGGGTAAAGTCCTTCTCAGGGAATGATCTGTACTTGGCTGATATGAATGCCCCGTTCCTGTAGTACGGGAATCCAATCGCCTCCGTCACTTTATTTAAACGCTTAAAGAATTTATCGGCAGCGAACAATCGCATCTTGTCTGCCGTTGCCTTCGATATACCACGTTTAAACAGCCACGCGTAATGCTGCTCTTCAAGTTTGTTCTGGGTTATCTCTACGTTGGGGACTGCTGACAATTTATTCTCCCTAGGTTCTTGGTTTGGTTGTATAGAACCACTGGCAAGGCAGTGATGGCAATGGTAGACCACCGCCCCGTCAGGTTTACGGGTCAGGGTCATATCTTTTTCGTTGGTTTTTCTGCGCTCTGATGAACACTCGGGGCAGACTATCCGCTTGGATTCTTGAAAGTTTAAGTCTATGCCGTGTAGGGTCATCGCATGCTTCCGTCAGGGTTACGTTTAAATGAGCGGTTCTTTGAGGCTGGCTCCGCTCGGACTCCATCCTTGTTTGATCCGCCCTTTGATAACGCCTTGACGTGGGCTACATCTTTACCGGCAACCTTAACGCCCTTCTTCGCTAAGTCTGCCCTTGCTTTATTACGCTGTGCCCGATTTTTAATTTGCTCAGGCTTGCCTTGGTAGTTGTCGTATTCTTTTCTATAGTCACGCATGTACTGCCTCACTGAATCGTTCGATTGGTGCTAAATGCTTTTCGTCCAAACAAAACCTGTCGCCATACCCAAAGTTCTGCTTCTCATACTTAGCCATGAATTTCTTGCGACTCACAAAACCGTGGATGGCTATGAGTGCGGGTGACTTGACCGAGCAAAGTATTGCCCAGTCTGTACTGAATTCTTCGAGGGTTGTGAAGATGAGATACCTGACTTGGTCAGGCTTGAGATATGCATGTGTACTGGTCTTGACTTGGATTGTCTGATCATCATAGATCATGTCGATGAATCCGTCACCAGCAAAAGTTAGATCGGTTCTAACGTTTATACCTAGGGCTTTGCCAACTGCCACCTCACCTAGCATGCCGGTGTAATGTATTGCAAAGTCACCCTGACCGCAAATGCGATTGTTGTTTAAAACTTTATTCTGATTCTGCATCATCTTGACTCCTTCGATGAGCCCCGAATGATGCGCCGCCAGTATTAACTCTGGCGCTGTCAACCCTACTTCCATCTTCACTCCTTGTTGATGCCCCCTTCGGGGGCTTGTTATTACATCTTTCTTATCTGACCCTACCATGCCCTTTGGTGAATGTTTGAGCAAAGCATAGCCTTACCGTGGTAAAGACCACGATTCGCTCTATGCCCTTCGGAGCCATGCTCTCGCAATTGCACTAACCCAGACTGTTTCAACCACCGCGCTCTAGGTATTCGCCCACGCTCCCCGCTTTGGCTTGCTCGTGTAACGGGGTTTTTAAAACACTACCACCGACGGACCGCATAGTGTTCGAGTTATTGTAGAAAACAAAAAAGCCCCTTACAACTGCCCTCGGTAGAAACCCTAGAGAATGAACCAAGGGCGAGAGCATGTGTAAGAGGCTTAGACATTGTTGCTTTCTACGACAACGGTTTGAATTATACACATAAAAAAATATGTGTTGTCAAGTGGGCTGAGGACTTATTGTTATTTCCTAGCTCACTGTTTAAACGGGCACAAGCTCACCCGGTGAGCTCGCTGCTGGTAAATGTATGCGTTTAAACGTCAATAAATTCATGCCCGCCGAGGTTGACGTAGATCGGGGTGTCGATTCCCATGTAGGCTCCCTCGATGTTGTAGTCGATGTATTCCTCTGCCTCTTCGTAGGTCATGCCACCTTCCACCAGTATGGATGCCATCTTGGCTAGGTCATAGACAAGGATGTCCACCCTCTGGTTCTCTCTCCATGTACACGCTGTACCAATAATCGCATCATCGAATCCATCTGCTTTTAACATTTGCAACTTTCTATATTTTGGTTTAACATGTGACCGCTGACGCTTTGAGGAGCGCAGTTGTCACTCCTTCTTTCCCCGCCTTGTGCGGGGATTTTTTTCGTCTATCTTCTCTATGATTATCTCTGCCCTTGGATTGTCAGAGTCAAGCCCCCAATAGACATGCTTCTCTTTTACTTGCCTGTCGTTCTTGTAAATTAACCCTTGAAGTAAGTCAAGTATTAGACTCTCGTCCAAGTCGGGTCGTCGTGTCGCATAAAAGATACGGGCAGTAAAACTTAGATCACCCGTCATTAATACATCCAACGGTGTAACCTGTGTGCGGAAGTAATCACTATAGTTCAAAGCTTTCTCTGACTTGATCAGTCGAGACATATTCCCAAACTTTACAACCCGCCTTGAATTTGCCTTGCTTGCAGGCTCTCCAAGTATGTACAATGAAATTGATTGCAGTTCATCGACAATAGTGCTATCATTCATTTCACACAACCTTAGGAGGACAGATGGTTATAACGAATCAGTTTGGGGTTCCAGAACCTTTAGTGACCCTAGCTAGTCGGCAATTCTACACGAAAGGCAAGGCTCAGTACAGCGTCACCGAGATTATGGCTCCCCCAAAGATAAAGAGACTGAGGGAGAAGTACGACGGTCAGATAAAGCAAGATGTTTCTGACATGCTGTGGAACCTACTGGGCTCTGCATTGCACGTGGTTATGGAGCGGGGCGATACAGATGGCTGGGTCATGGAAGAGCGGATCTTCTGTGAGGTGGACGGTGTAACTATTAGCGGGGCGATTGACCTACAGCAAGAGACACCCGATGGCATTGTGCTGATTGACTACAAGTTCACATCAGCATGGGCAGTGATGCAAAGAAAAGAAGAATGGCATCAGCAACTCAACATGTACAAATGGTTGGTGGAGACGGTAAAAAGAAAGAAAGTGATTGGTCTAAAGATCTGTGCCTTGGTGCGGGACTTTAGCCGACATGAAACTAGAGAGGGCTATCCGAAAGCCCCGATTGAGATTGTCGATATCCCCATGTGGGACATCGTCAAGACCGAGGCATATGTGCGGGAGCGTTTAAACCTACACAGAGATGCCAAGGTGGCTGCGGACTTTGGGGATGAACTGCCCCCATGCTCCGATGAAGACAGGTGGCAATCAGAAACTACCTACGCTGTAAAGCGCGACGGACGCAAGACTGCGATCCGAGTATTTAAATCAATTGACGAAGCGACTGCGTTAGCAGAGAAGGAGAAAGGCTATGTCGAAACAAGGCTTGGGGAACCAAGACGTTGCACCGGTAACTACTGCGGAGTCGCAGACTGGTGTGAGCAATATCAAGGAGAGTTGGCATGAATCTTAATGAAGTTAAACAAGAAATCATGGAGATAGTTGCAAATAGAAGTGACGAGGACTGCCTTGATTTGGCAGAAAGAATTAAGGATTTTATTTTTTTTGATTTGCAAGATGGCGTGATGCTAGACAAATGGAGCGGAGAGCAAGCGCTCAATTTTGTTGAGCAGAACATAGTCCCAAATCTTGATGCTTTAATAAAAATTTTAGAAGGAGAAAGAGATGAGCGAAACAAAAAATCCGCTTGATTTACTGAAGATCAATGTCAACGAACATACCGAGAAGAAGAATGGGCTTACCTATCTATCTTGGGCGTGGGCTTGGCAAGAGGCACTAAAGGCTGACCCAAGTGCCACTTTCGATGTGCAGTTATTTGATGGCAAGCCATACATGGATGTAAACGGTACGGCTATGGTTTGGGTGACTGTGACTATGTTCAACAATCCAAGAACTTGTATGTTGCCTGTAATGGACAGCTATAACAAGCCAATCACGATTGAGGGCGTAACAACAGTTAACAAGTATGGCAAAGAAGTTACCACAAAAATTGATAGCTTTAACGTTAATACATCCATCATGCGTTGCATGACAAAAGCGCTTGCACTGCACGGATTGGGCGCATACATCTATGCCGGAGAAGACACTCCGTCTGATACAGAGCCTGAGCCTAAGAAGGTAGTGGAGGTGGCAACGCCTACAGCGACCGCTCAGGCTGAAGTGAACCCCGCAAACATGAGATTGTTTGCTGACGCAATGATTGAATATGTTTCTATCTGTGATACAGAAGAGGCATTGAAATCATATTGGAAAGCCAACCACACACAACTTGATGTGTTGAAGGCATTTGATAAAGAACTCTACACGAGCGTGCTTGCACGCTTCACAGAGGCAAAAGCTAACTTAAAGAAGGACTAAATCATGGATCAACAGTTTAAACCTAGGGCAGATTCTGGCAACTTGTTTTCATCACAAAGCAAGCGCAGTGAGAAATCACCAGACTATTTTGGTGAGGTTGTCATCAATCCAAAAGACATGACTAATGTTAGAACAGAAGATGGCTTACACATCTTCAAGATCAACGGATGGAAGAGAACTGCCAAGAGCGGTAAGACCTATCTATCGCTTGCGGTTGACCGCTTTGTTCCTGACAACAAGGGCGTAGCACCACAAACACACACAATCCCTGACGAAGATATCCCATTTTAAGGAGTGACTATGAACCGCAGAGGACACAAAAGAGAAAAGATTATTGAGTTGCTTGTTAGTAAACCTGACATGACGATCAAGGAAATCTCGGAGTTATGTGGCGTTACCAAGAATTACGCTAACGTGATTATCCAAGGATACAAAGCCGCAAAATCAAATGAGTCTCCGTTTGAGCAATCACTGCCTTTTGAGGAAGGTTTTGATGCTCACCTGTACAAAAAGGTTACCAAACTTAACGAAGAAATTGTTGAACTTCAACAAGACATTCTTGGCTACAGGGCAGTCATCTCATACTTAGAGCACAAGTTGGAGCATTCAGTTGCCGATGCAGTTTGAGGCTAGGAAGGTAGCCTTAAAGCAAGATAAGACGGGGTACATCCTTACCCTGTCTTTACATCCCGACGAAATCCCAGAGGAGTTGATGAGGGATTTTGTTGGGGCTCGATATGGCTGTGCGCTTGTCCGCATTCAAGATGACGAGACACCAAGAACATATACCAACAGGGTTCAGAGGGCGGGAATACTTTGCCGTGATGAATCCTTCCAACGATTCGCCGGAGTCAGTTCAGAAGAAGATGCGGCATCAGCTATCTGTCTGAGATGCAGTATCGCATCAAGGGCAGAGTTAAATGGCAATCGTGAAGCACAGGATGAATTTGATTCCATGCTGCATGAATACGAAGAATGGAGTTTAAACAATGACAGCTTTTAAAGTGAAGCCGTTCATGACCTATCTGGAAGAGCAGGACATAGACCGACTAAAGAAGTTTGCGAAGAAGAAAAAGATAACGATGTCTCATGTGATACGAGAGGCTCTGCATGCAAGGATGGCTGAAGGCAATCCCTACAACGCAGGTTTCAACGACGGTGTTGATGAATGCATTAAGTTAATCAAAGACAATAAGGCTTCACAGATGAGATTCCCATCGGGCAGTTCATTTGCTGAGTTAGTTGAGATTGATTTGATGAAGGCAAAGATACTGGAAGTTGCATGAAAGTTTTAAGCGGGGACAGGAACCAATGCCAGTCATGCAAGGAATACTTCAACAGTTCAGGGGCGTTTGATAAACACCGTGTTGGAGAGCATGGTTTAAACAGACGCTGCAGAACCCGGGATGAAATGCTGGCTATTGGTATGTGTTTAAACAAGGATGGTTTCTGGATTAAAGAACCTATGAAAAAATTTTTCTTTGACAAAACATGAAAACAATAATACATGTCAATCAGCATGTAATTAAAGCCAACGCTAAGAATGGCAAGCAAGATCCTGTGCTAACCGTTAAGACGTACAAAAGTAATGTGTATGCAAACAGCGTACAGATTAACGGACCTAGCCGGATTGTTTACTCACCAGATAAGCCGTTGTCTTGCGGGGCAAAGGTTTGGATTGAAACAACATCAGATGTGGAGGTGTTATGAAATTGGCGTGCATGATATGCAACAGAATGATTCCGGATGGGGGAATCTGCCCCATCTGTGGTACGCAAGAGGATTTAAACGAGGTAGAGAGGGAGAGCTCTGTTAAGCGGGAGATCATTGGCTCTCTTAACCGTAAGCGTAGACCTGTCTGGACTGACCCTAGGGAATGGAAGGGGCTGACTGACAAAGAGATATACAACATAGGTTATGACAATAAGTCCTTCTACGAAGCCGCTCGCATGGTTGAAGAGATGCTTAAATGGAGGAACACATGACACAAGACCAAGCAACGGAATTGTTGCAACGCATCTTTGCGGTGAACGAACAGATTGTTAAGCAGAACCATCAGGTATTGCTTGCACTGACAACACCCACCATAAGCAAGGACTTTAAATCCCTGACATCAGATGAAGTTAAGCAGATTGTTGCCAATGCTCAGTCGTATGAGTGGGCTGTATTGATGGCTGATTCAACTATTAAGGCGAAGAACTTATGACACCAGAAGACGAAGAATTCACTCGCGTAGAAATGGAGTCTCGCATCAAGCAAGAGTACATCCGAAACATGAAGACAC